TGGTTCTATCCCGCAAGAAATTAAAAACGCACAAATGGAGGCTGCGGTATTTAGCACCTCTAATTCTCTGTTAACTAATTCAACAAATGATAATATCAAGCGTGAGAAGGTCGATGTGCTGGAAACTGAATACTTTACTGGCGGTAGCAATACAACTGTTAACTTGCAGCGCGTGAACGCTTATTTACAGCCTTTAATGAAGTCAACTGATGTGATGGTGCGTGTATGACCGTTGATTACAGTAAAAAGGCCTCTGGCGCTAAAAGGCTTTTAGATAGATTTGGCTCTTATGGTCACGTAAAGTTGGAGATATCAACTAGTACTGGCGACCCTATCAACGGCGAAACAATTACTACAACAGAATACGATTTGACAGCGGTTGATTTAAAAGTGAGTAGCGATCTAATCACTGATGGCTTAATAGAGTCAACTGACAGGATGGTTATTGCTTCAAGTGATGTTAAACCGTCCATGGATAATAAAATAATTATTGGCTCGATACCTCACAAGATCATAACAATAGAAGCCGTCAGCCCTGCCGGTGTTGATGTTATTTATAAAATTGTGTGTAGGGCTTAATATGCCATTAATCGGCTTGGCAGCCACTAAAAAAGCCATAGACAATACAAGGCTTGAGGCTAACAAGAAATTACGTAAACTTTACATAAAGATTTACAGAAACATAATTTTAGGAACACCAGTCGATACAGGTAGAGCTAGAGCAAACTGGTTTTTGACTACAGGAACTCCTAGCGAAACCGTAACAGATTCAGATAGAACATCGTTAATTAAAGGGCTTAAACCAATGCCCGCTATAGTTTTGGATGAGAAAGTGTATATAACAAATAACTTACCATACATTCAAAAACTAGAATACGGACACAGCAAGCAAGCTCCTGACGGATGGGTTAGAGCTGAATTAATGAGGGCGCAAGCGGAAGTCAAAAAACTATGAGCTATTTAAAAACTAAAAACGCTTTAATTCAACAGTTACTAACGGTTGTTGATGCTGGCGATGTCGCTTTTGAGAACAAGAATTTCGACCCTAAAGGTAAAAATTTTTACTATGCGTGTTACTTTGTGCCTGTCTTGGCTGAAAGTACAGGTAAAACGCTGAATAGCTCAGATGAGCAACGCGGGTTTTTCCAGGTAAGCGTATTTGTGAAAAGCAACGTAAACTATGATATCATTCAACTAGAAAAGGCTGATTTAATATCATCAGCTTTTAGAGATACGACTAATATCGAATTCGATGGTCAGCGTGTCGAAATATTAGAATCCACGCTTAATGCAGGCTTTATTGATGAGCCTTGGTTTAAACGTGATCTTACAATCAATTATTTAACCTTCACAACGAGGACTTAACCATGGCAGGCGAATTAAACGGCACGGCTATTGTACTAAACAACACTACTGGCGAAGTTGTCGGTCAGGGTGATTTTACACATACTTTTGGTGGTACGCCCATTGAGATTGGCAACAAATCTTACGGGGATAACGTTACATATTTGGATAATGAATTATCCGCTAAGCAACATATCTTTTCAGGTGAGATCACCTACAACAACGACACTCAATTCCGCAAGGTGCGTGCTGATGCCTTAAGTGGCACTCAAGATACTTACACTATGACCTTTACTGGTTCAGGTGCGGCAACAGATGAAGCATTTAGTGGCGCTTTTGTTCCTACAGGCTTGAGTGATTCGATCCCGCAAGGCGCCAAAGTTGCGACAACTATCAGCTTTAACTCTAGCGGCGTTGTCACTCATACTCCGGCGGCAGATGTTTAATGATCAAGTTATGCTATAAAGAGTATGACTACAAGCTAACGCTAGGCGCTATAAAGGGCTTTAAAAAGGATACTGGTGAAGATATCCTTTTTATTCTGTCTAAGCTTCTAGAGGTCTGGCAGGAGTCAATAGGAGCGCCTCAAAGGTCTAGAATAAATCAGCTTTATTCAGTTTGTGATTTTGAGTTAGCCGCCTACGCTTTTTATCATCTAATCAAAAGCAAGCAAGATAGCATCCCTTTGATCGAAATAGAGGATGCTATGTTTAGAGTTGGTGTTGTGCCTAATAATGTTGATGATGAGTATTGCGTGCCTTGGCCTATAGTTTTAGTTGATCTAGCTTACAATATAGAGCAAGATTTTCTGGCGGAGATGCCTGCAAAAAAGTAGGTTATCGCGGAGTCATTAAAAAGAAAGTTGCCTTTGTTGATTTTGATTACTGGGGCTACTTTAGGCTTTGCGTTAAAAGTCTTGGTGTATCACCGATAGATGCTTGGAAGTTGGATTGTATAGAAATAACGAAGTTGCTCGACAATGAAAAGAAAGCTAATCCTGATTTGTCTAAAATGCTTAATTACGAGCGAAAAATAAACGGGGGTGATTTATCACTACTCAATCTTTAATTGTAGAGCTTGATTCAAAAACTCAGAAGCTCGACGCAGCATTAAAAACAACAAAAAACAACCTAGATAATGTTAAAGTGTCAACGGATAAAGTTGATGCTTCATTGTCTAGCGTTTCCGCTTCTGGTGCTAAAATGTCTGAGTCTGCCAAAGGGGTTAAAGGTGCTTTGTCTGGCATGGGTAGATCAGCAGGTCAAGCAGGTATACAGTTACAGCAATTCATAGGGCAAGTTCAAGGCGGGCAATCTGCAATGCTGGCTCTTTCTCAGCAATCAGCGGACTTAGGTTTTGTGTTAGGTGCGCCACTTGTTGGTGCTGTCGTGGGCATAAGCGCCTCGATAGCAGGTATGTTGTTACCAGAATTATTCAAGGCTACAGAGGGCATCATTGATCTAGATAGTTCAATATCTAAATTAACAGAAAACTTTGATAAGCTAAGCTCTTCACAGCAAAAAGTTGCAACGTCAGTTCTTGCTGAAAGAATTAGAGAGCAAAAGAAAGAAGCGGCAGGTCTAGCAAAAGAAGTTAACGAGATTGAGTCAGAATTGACTTCACTCAGAACGTCTGGCGGAAACACTGGCTTTTTTGAATCTATGTTTGGCGATACGCCAGAAGAGCTAGAAGCTAAATTAGCTAAAGTTAAAGGTTCGCTATCTGTCGTAAACTTATCTATAACTGAAAATCAAGAAAAAATGGCAGGGCTAGGTGATAGTAGCAAGGAATTCGCCGAAGCATCAACGACTATAGCGGACGGTTTACATGCGCAAGTTATAGCGTTAGCAGCTGGAGAGGAGGCTGCATTTAGGTATAGGATAGCGCAAGAGTTAGGGCTGAAAGCTGGCGAAGCTATACCACAAAACATTGAAGAGCAGATAACAGCTATATACGCACTGAAGGCAGCTCAGGAAGATGCGGCGCAAGCGGCAACAGAGCAAAGGTCGGAGGATTTAGCTCAACTTAGGGGTGAGGCTCAAATAGAAGCTATAGCCAGTAGATTTAAAGATGAGGAAACTTTGCTAGCTGAAAAGTTCGAGCGCGAGCTAGAGATGATCGGCGAAAATAACGAACTAAAATTAGCGCTTGAGGATGAGTACCTACAGGCTTTAATTGATATGGACGAAGCCAAGGAAGATGCTATAGCCAAAAATAAAGCAGATGCAGATAAAAAGAAGTTAAAAAACACCGAACAAAGACAGAAAACAGAGCAGAGCCTAGAACGACAAAATATATCCTCTATAATGGCGATAACTAGCGCATTGCTTGGACATAACGACACTATCGGTAAAGCTTTGTTTATAGCATCACAAGGTTTGGCAGCAAGCGAAGTGTTTTTTAATACTCAAGTTGCAGCAATGAGGGCTATAGCTGAATTAGGCCCTATAGCAGGGCCGCCTGTCGCAGCGTCCATCGAAACATCAGGTGCAATAAGTATAGCAGCCATTGCAGCGACTACACTAGGCTCGTTAAGTGCGTCCGGAGGTGGCTCTGGAGGTATATCTAGTGGGGGCTCTTCACAACAAACAACTATTCCTCAACAAGACTTTGAACAAGAAACTACAACCTTTGAGGTTGATGATGCTACTGCTGGAGGCTCAACAACTCAGACGATAACCTTTGCAACTGATAGCGGGGATGAGTTAATAGATGCTATAGCGTCAGCATTAAACAAAGCGCAAAAAGAAGG